TTATTATATATATATATATTAAAGATTAAAATATTAAATGAATATATAAAACACCCATTAAATAGATATGAATTATATAACGCCTATTAGTAAAAATATTGCTGATGTAGCATCGAATTATTTATCATGGCCAAAAGATAATGCCGATTCTACTATATTATCAAATAAAGAAATTTTGAAAATAGCTAGTATTTTAAATAGTAATTATATTGATAATAACTTGGTTGATTTACCAAAATTAGTTGTAGTTGGCACGCAATCAAGTGGTAAATCAAGTTTGTTAAATTCATTAATAGGATTAGATATATTACCAGTGGGTAAATCCATGACTACGAGAACTCCACTTCATTTAGAATTAATACAAAGCACTATGGAATGTCGTGTTGAATTTGGCAATTATAGTAATTATCAGTGGCAAATAGAGAAAAAGATAGTTATTCATTATCCTATACTTACTCAAGAACAACGTGATAGTATACGTAATGAAATAGAAATACAAACGAATGTTAAAGCGGGTAATAGTTTAAATATTAGTAGTAATCCAATTTATCTTAAAATATATGCGAATGGAATACCAAATCTAAATCTAATAGATTTACCTGGTTTAACAAGTGTTGCTATTACTGATCGGGGACAACCGCGTGATATAAAGGAGCAAATTATTAAGCTTGTATGTAGTTATATTGAGCCTAAAAATACAATAATATTAGCCGTAATAGCTGCCAGGCCAGATATTGAGGCAGATATGGCCATGGAAATAGTGAAAAATGCTGATCCAAAAGGAGAAAAAACAATTGGTGTTTTGACTAAATTAGATTTAATGAATGAGGATGCTGATATTGGTGTATATTTAGAAAATAATCTGAGTAATGATTTGAAATTAAAATATGGATATTTTGGTGTAAGAAATCGTAGTAGTTTTCAGCAAACAATAGGTGAAGCAATTATATTAGAACGTAATTATTTTGCGGGTCATAGTGTATATCGTCAAGAAAAATATCGTAATCGACTGGGTATTCCTACTTTAAGTTTAAATCTAAGTAATATTCTAATTTATAATATAAAATTATGTCTGCCAAATGTTTTAACAAATATTAATAAACAATTAGAAGAAACAAATAATGAATTAATTCTTTTGGGCACGAGTGTTCCATCTGATAAAGAAATAAGATTAACGATTTTAAATGGATTAATTACTGGATTTATTAAAAATTTTAGTAATGCTATAGATCAGAGAGGTTCAACTAGACAAACGGGTCGTAAATTAAAGGAAACATTTCATGAATTTCGTGAAAAAATTGGGTTAATGAACCCATTTATTGAGTTAGATGATAATTATATTATAGATATTTTGAAATGTTATGATGGTATTCATATGAGTTTTCCTTATTTACCAATTGAAGTATTAGAGAATTGTTTGAGGGATACAAAGTATAGACCAATACATCAATTAGTCGAACCCAGTTTATGTTGTTTACAATCAACATTAGATTTACTTACTGAATTAAATGGGGAAATATTAGAAAGTCAGCCATTAAAAAAATATCCAAATTTAATCAAACAAATTAAAAACATTGTTATTAGTGATATATTTATACCTAGACATACTAAATCAGTAGAACGTATTCGAGAATTAATCGATCTTGAAGAAACATATATATGGACTGATAATAAAGAATTTCAAAAAATAATGACAAGTGATTTTTCTAAAATAATTAGTGAAAATGGGTTTGATATTGATAGATTTAAAACTATTTTGCTGGAGTATTATAAAACAATTGTTCAAAATGTTCGTGAAATTATTCCTAAAGCAATTGTTTATTATTTAATTCGTAATAGTGTTGATAATTTAAGTAATGTGCTATTTGAAAAAATATTAGGTGGTGATACAAATTTTTTATTAGAAGAATTTCCAGAGATTGAACAACGTCGTAAATTATTAGAAAAAAATCGAAAAGATTTAGTAGAAATTAAACGTTTAATAGAAACAATTTTATAATATAAAATTAATAAAATAATAGAATATAAATATGTCAAGAAAATATAGAATAGAAAATCCATTAGATGATTATGTAATTTTAAATAATCTAGATGCTTTTAAGGCTCAAATAATAGCACAATCGCAGTTTTGTGATGATGTTCAGGATGAAATGCGTAAATTAACTGACAAATATAATCAATATGAAAAAAAATATAAACGGATTAAGTCTGACTATAAAAATTTTATGCTAAAATATCAGCAATTAGAAAATGAAAACGCGGGTATTAAATCTGAATTAGAAGTTTATAAATTATTATACACGAATCATTTACTTAATAGACCTATGCTAAATACTATACAAAATATTCCATTTCTGTCTCAAGAACTGCCTCCACCTCCACCTCCACCTCCTTTATCAAAAACAATAACTGATATAAGTTTAGGTACTCAAAATAAACTACCAAAAAAAATGGATGGTGTATTGGATGAATTGCGCAGTAAAATAAAGCGAGTTGAATAAGAGTGCTATACTAATTAAATAATAATATTTTTTAGAAATGTTGTTATTTAACTATTGTAATACAATATGAATATTGATTAGGGTAAAATAGTAGCCTCAATATGTTGTCTTTGTTCAATAATAGCACGAGCAACGCGGTGTCTTCCATTTTGAATTTCATATAAAATAGTTCCATTTGGGAGTGTCATAGAAGCTTTAATTTCAATTGGTTCGGCTGTTAATAATGCGTCAAAGTTTAATACACTCATCATTCCGTCCATTCTACTTAATTTAAATCCTTGTTCGCCCTTAGACATTTTAAAATTTTCTGCCCTACGATTAAATCCAGGTCTATGTGTTGTTATAGCTTCAACTATTGGTTCAGTTAGCAATAAATGAATTAATTGTACTGTCACTCCCCCTTGTTGAACACGTAGCTTTCTAGATATTCCTCTCTTAGATTGTCTCTTTCTACTTATTCTATTCTTTCTTGATTTTTTTACAAATTGATTACGTAACATTTTATTTATATTTTAATATAATATTTTAATTAACATGAGGAGTAAAAATAATAAATTTTGAACTCGCACAATGTAATGTATATAAAACTATTAAAAAAATGGTATATGTGTGTTGAATAAAGGAATTATAGCATATTTATAAAATATGTCAAGATATATTGGTTTTACGTGGTTTTATTGTATTTATATGATAAATAAAAATTGATTTGTATTTAAAATTAATTTATAATATGAATATTAATTTAAGATCTTAATGGCAGATTCGGATACAAGTAGTGTAGATAATGTTTTAGAACTTAGAGAAAAGATGGTGGAAAAGTTTTTAATGCTTGTCGACGGTGATTATAAACTTGCTAAAAATTTAGAAATAGGTTGTTATAATGCTACAATTTTATTTGCGGATGAGAAGGGATTTGTAAAAAAATGGGAAAATCCAGTATTTAGAAATAGTTATATACATCGTTGTATTAGTGTTTTCACGAATGTAGATAGTAATAGTTATATTAAAAATGATAAATTAATTGAACGTATAAAATTAGGTGATATTAAGGCTTATCACGTTGGCGCGATGCGTCCTCATGAATTGTATCCAGAACATTGGGCGGATATTAAGGAGCAAAAAGAGAAGAAGGATAAGATGGCGTATGAAATTAGAACTGAACATACGGTGAAGGGTATGTATAAGTGTGGTAAATGTAAGCATGATACAATTACGTATTATGAGGTTCAAACTCGTAGTGCGGATGAGCCTATGACATTATTTTGTAGATGCACAAATTGTGGTAATCGTTGGAAAAACTAGTATTATATAAAAAGTATATATATATATATATTATAATGCAGCGCGGCGGTAATTATTGTGAGTTGCCAACAAGGCGTATTACGAAAACCTCATATGAACGTCCAAATACAACGTATCAAGATACGTTACAAACAGATGAAGCAATGTTAGAAAAACTGGCAGGTTATGAAGAAGTAACTATGCCTGAGCATATCGAGTATCGAGTTCATACGCGATATATTACATACAAGGATGGTAACCCAAAGTTTTGTTTAGGTGGTTTAATGATGCGTGTATATCCGGATTATGTTGTAATGTCAAATGGGTCAGTATCTTGGTCAGTTCAGCGTGATTATTTAGATAAGGATGGTAATAGTTTTGGAAAGACCCGTTTTTTTAAATATGTAAGTAAAGATACAAGAAATCAGTTAGTTATTCAGGAACAACAGAGTGAAATTGAAAAATTGCGTGTGGAGAATGAACGTTTAAAGCAGATACAATCGGGTTCATTAAAATCCACGTTATTTTAATTTTTTTATTGTTATAGTATATATAATGGAAAGTAAAAATTTATATAATAATGTTCCCGGTATTAAAGAACTATCTACTAAGGATTTAATTCGTCACAACAATGGATCAATATTGCCAGTTGGAAATGAGTTTCATAATAAAGTATATATGTTAATATATTATGCTCCTTGGTGTGGTCATTGTAAGGACATGGTTAAAAATGTGAAAACATTAGCTAATACTTTAAAGGATGAAGGTTTTATGGTCGGAGCTATAAATTGTGAAAGAAATAGTGATTTAAGTGATAAGATAATAATTGATAGTTTTCCTACTGTTTATTTTGTAAAAGAAAATAAAGCGATACAATATGATGGTAGTCGAGAGCTTGATGATCTAGTAAAATTTTTATGTGTAACATTGGGTAAATGTGCTAAAAAAAAATAACTTTTAGATAATATATATATGGATTATTTAAAAGATATATTTTCAAACTTAACTGAGAATAAGTGGACAATAGTGTTTATCGTTTTTGGTATATTAATTGCCTATAGTGTGGGTAAATCAATTGCCGGTTCATCAAGTCAAGAGGAGTATTTTGAAACACGTTGTGAAAAAGAGAAGAAATTGTATGAAAATAATAAACCAGTTAAGTGTGAGGAAGACGATGAAGAAGTAGAGGAAGTAAAAAAAGTGACAGTAGCAAGTGCCAGTTGTCCAAAGATGCCGAATATGAATGATTATATGCGTAAGGAGGATTGTCCAGACTTGAGTGACTATGTTCATAAATCGTTAGTTCCTGATATAAATAAGTATGTTTCGAAGGAATACGTAAAACAAAATTATATATCACGTGAAATATTAAATAAAAATTATATGCGTAAATCTGATTGTAATCCTACACCTCCAAAACAAGAGCGTATTCAAGTATTAGAAGAACCACCGTGTGACCCTATCCCTATACAACCAATTGCCTGTGAAACAGTCCCTGCGTGTAATAAAAAGACAGAAAATAAAAAAGTTCAAGATTATTTAGATAAAAACAAAGATAATATGGATGTTCCCTATAGTTTTTTAGATGATGCGTTTTGTAATAAGAAATCATGTTTTATAAATGGACATCCAAACGGTTTACATTCAATAAAATAAAAATATTATAAAAAAGTATATATAATATGTGGATATACTTTTTTATAATTGTTCTACTTTTTATAATTGTATTTATTAATAATAATGGATTTAATGTAATAGAAGAAGAACATTTTTCAGATAGACAAAGGCAAATTGAGAATATTAAAAATTTAAAAAGATTATTAGGACAACAACTTGTAATTGGTAATAAAGAATTAAATCCCCAACATACACCTCCTTCTAATATAAAAGTTAACAATAAATATAAATTATTAATAAAAGATCCTGTTGAAACAAATATACGTAGTAAGGCTGAAAAAGATTATGGTTATGAACATATGCGACCAGATATAAATGATCCATATAAAACAAACGGATATAGCTATATCAATCCAGCTCTCTGGGATGTA